ATGGATTTGCTTTATCCTGAGCGCAGACTTTCTTTCAAGGATTTGCCGTTGTATCTGATGGATGCCCATGAGGTGCTTGAGCATTTCAATGATGCCGGAATTACTCGTCTTGATATCCTAGAGAATACTATGGAGATCGCTGAGAAGTGTAATGCCGAAATCAAGATGAACAATATGTTCCTTCCTTCTTATACGAAGGATATCAAGGTCGATATGTCGTCTAATGACTATCTTCGGGACGTGGCGTTCTTTATGTTGCAACAGAAGGGGTTCGCTAGTGATCAGGTTTATGTTGATCGCCTTGAGGAAGAACTTACTGTCATTGCAGGAAAGAATTTCTCTGACTACTTTTTGGTCCTTTGGGATCTTATCAGTTGGGCTGATAGTGACGGCATTGCCCGTGGGCCTGCCCGTGGTAGCGCTGGTGGATCTCTATTGTCTTATGTTCTTGGTATTACGAATATCGATCCGGTCAAGCATGGACTTCTCTTTTTTCGGTTTATCAATCCTGAAAGAAACGATTTCCCGGATATCGACTTGGATTTCGAAGATCGTCGTCGCGATGAAGCGAAGGAGTATCTGAGAAATAGGTGGGGCGGAGAGAATGTTGCTGGTATCTCTGCTTACGGCACGTTCCAACCTAAGGGTTCGATTAAGGCTGTCGCTAGCGCTTTCGCTGTTCCTTATACTGAGGCTAATGCTATCTCTCCTATGTTCGAAACTTTCGAAGAGTATAAGGAGAAGGACGGACTTGCGAAGTTTAGGAAGAAGAATCCTGACGTTATAAAGGTTGCAGAGAGGCTTGCGGGTCGTTACAAGAACGCTTCTGCTCATGCTGCTGGTGTTGTGGTTTCCAATGTGCCTCTTGAGACTATCGTCCCAATTGAGGTTCGTGAGGAGGCTGGTACTAAGAGAAAGATTAACGTAGTTGCATATGATAAAGATGAGACAGGTGAATTTGGCCTCATTAAATTTGATGCTCTTGGCGTTCGTGCGATCACAGTTATCAAAGATACTATTGCTGCAATCAAAGAGAGAACGGGTAGAGACGTCTCAGAAGATAGTCTTAATATTGACAATCCAGATAGCAGAGTCTTTGCCGAGTTTACCGCTGGTAATGTCATCGGCATCTTCCAAGCGGAAGGGGCTGGCTATGCTGCTCTCATTGGTGAAATGGGAGTGTCTAGTTTTAATGATTTGGCCGTTTCGAATGCTCTAGTTCGTCCGGGGTCTTATGTCACTCAGGGCAAGAAGTACCTTGCTCGTCGTGATGGGACTGAGATGACTACTTACGATCACCCTATTCTTGAGGGCATTCTTGGCGAGACTTATGGCACGTTTATCTTTGAAGAGCAGGTCATGAAGATCGCCGTGGAGCTTGCTGGTTTCTCTTGGGCTAAGGCAGATCGTCTTCGAAAGATTATCTCTAAGAAAAAAGATATAGCTGATTTCGATAAGTATAAGGAGGAGTTTGTCGCTGGTGCTTCTCAGTACATTAGCGCCTCCAAGGCTAAGGCTTTGTGGGCGGATATTGAGAAAGCATCTCTTTATATGTTCAACAAGTCTCATGCTACAGCGTATTCTCTTGTCTCGTATCAGACCATGTGGCTCAAGGTTAATTATCCAGTAGAGTTCATTTGGGCAACTCTTTCCAATGAAACTGAGGGCGAGAAGATCACGACGTATCTTTTTGAGGCTCAGAGGATCGGGATTGAGATTCTTGGTCCTGATGTCAACAAATCTAGTGCAGCGTTCTCTCTTGATGGTGATGCGCTTAGGTTTGGCCTTAGCAATATTGCTGGGTGTGGCGCTGCTGCTGTCAATGAGATTATGACTAAGAGGCCTTTTGATGATTACGATCACTTTGTAAATACTGTTGCTCGTTCTAAGGTCAAGGTTAACAACTTAGAAGCTCTTCAGAAGGTTGGCGCTTTTGATAGCATCGGTTTCGATTCTCCTTATGAGTCTCGTCGTTACTTCGGTCCACTTCTTAATTATCCAGTAACTATGAATGATAAGTCTCCGTTTGATGAGATCATCATGCCTTGTAATCTCGCTCAGGATACGAAGGAGGAGGTCAATCTTTATATTGTTCGTGGTGTTGTTAAGTCTACGAAGCGTACTCCTAAGTATTTCCGGGCTGAGATTGAGGATTCGACTGGTGTTGTTTCTTCTTTTGCTAATGGTGATGCTGTGATCAATAAGCGTGATTATGTGATTGCTATTGTTGGTGATCAGACGATTCATCATATTGAGGATTTCAATGAGATTGAGACTGGTAAGTCTGATTCTAAGTTCTCGAAGTTTCTTCGGGGTCAGATCGATGGTGATCCGATGGATGAGTTCAGTTTCTTGTATGATCTTGGTGTTAAGCGCGAGATTGTCCCTAATGGGAAGTCAGCTACTCTTGCGTATTTGATTAATACTGTTAGGTTTAAGACTCGTACTGATAGGGATATGTGTTCGTCGTATTTCTATATTCCTGATCAGGGTTGGGTGAAGACTGTTATGTTTGGTGAAGGTGTTATGGCAAATGATTCTGAGTTGAAGCGTTCGTTTGAGTGGAAGTTGATTAAGACTGTTCGTGGTAAAAATGATCTTCTTTCGCTTTCTCATGTCATTTCTGCTGAGAAGTGGTGTAAGATGAACTTGGTTGATATTGAAGAAGAAAGGTTGAAAGCCAATGCTAGTAGTTAAGGGTGGGGAGAAAATCCCCGTTCCAGAAGTTATTCCGACTCCATCTTTTGGGTTGAATTATATCCTTGGTGGTGGTCTGTGGAGTGGCCGTTATCATATTGTTTGGGGTAATCCTCAGGCTGGTAAGTCCACGATGTGCTTTCATGCTGCTGCAGAGGCTCAGAAGCTTGGTTATACGCCGGTTATTATTGATGCGGAGGGTTCTTCGACTGATGAGTGGATGGAACATTGCGGTATTGATACTACGAACCGTATTGTAATTCGCTCTACGATCCTTGAGGATATCCTCAGTGTTATCATGCCGATGTTCCGGGACAAGGATGCTAAGTATTTCTTTATCTTCGATTCGATTAATACTATTGTCATGGAGCAGTTTTATAAGAATGATGATGGCGTTGGTGGTATCGGCATTTATGCTCGTTCTCAGGGCGTCCTTATTCAGAAGGTTGCTGATCAGCTGATTTCCGGTGTCAATCATTGTGTCGTCTTTATTGCTCAGCAGACGATTGCTGCTAAGGGCCAGTACTTTGTTACTCAAGGCAAGTATGGCAATGCTGCTTTCCATTGGGCTACGAATATTATTCGACTCAATGCTGGCGAAGCTTCTGCCGATCTTGATCGTGATGATGATGAGCGCATTGTAGGACGTAAGGTGACTTGGCGTATCGATAAGTCTAAGCAGAAGTCGGTTCAGGGCACTAAGGGTGACTATTGGTTCTCTCCTCATAGCGCTGAGATCGATCATAACAAGGAAGCTTTCCATCTTGCGGTTCGTCATGGCTTGATCGCTAAGAAGGGCGCTTGGTTTGAGTATGGTGGCGAGAGGTATCATGGATCTGATAAACTTATTAAAGCCCTTTCGCAAGAAGATATGGATCAGATTTTCGCTGATCTTGAGAGTATCGAATTGATTTTCGAAACTGAGGACGTAAGTTCCAGTGAGAGGTGAGAAGAGAGAGGCTGCGTTAGATGGTGCCAAACTTGTTAAGAATAGTGGTAGGGGTTTTCGCAAGGGTGATGCTGTCCTTGATGGAGATTGGCTCATTGATTATAAACATAATGAGTTTTCTTTTACTCTTAAGTCAACTGCTTGGTCAAAACATTGCAAGGATGCTTGGAATGACGGGCACTACAGCCCCGCAATTAAGGTCATTTTTGGAGATGGAAGAATGGTTGCAATCATCGATTGGGACGAATTCATCGAACTCAAGGACAAGTAGCTCGGAAGATATCTTTAAGGATTGCGAGCCTTGCTTTTGTATGGTTTCGGAAGATGATGAGAACTTTTGTGGTGAACTTGCAGTGAAGGCTATGAATATGCCTTTTAATATTCCTGATATGCCTATGTGTGAACATCACTATGAAATGTTTGCGAATTGGACTCATGAGGATACGATTGGTGAACTTGTTGAAATGATGACGGAGGAAGAAAGTATGAATAACTTGAAGGAGGAATTGGATGACGATCTCTAGAGCTAGGGAAATGTCGGATGGAGATGTTGAGGTTGATCTTGATGAGATTGCCGGAGCTTTGAGTGCAGAGGAGTATCGAGAGTTTAGTGATTGTATGGCTATTGTTCAGCGTGTCCTTGATCAGCCCAATGCTATGATGGGCTCTGAGGCGCTTATTCACGCAGCCAAGCTTGCTGCTTTGAGAACTAAGCTTGGTGCTAGGGCTCAGTATTACAAGACTTCGGAGAAGTCTATTCTCCAGCGTAGACGGAAGGATTTGCTTATGTTGATGTTTACTGCTTTGGAGGAGAATATTAATACTCTGAAGCTTCTTGGTAAGATTGAGTCGGGGATGTCGAATAATCGATGAAAGCTCTTATTAAGAATTTGAAGTCTATGCAACCTGAGCCTAAGAAGCCTAAGAAGCTCCCTGAGGTGACTCCTGAGGATAATCTCAATCTTGAGAAGTCTTTGGTTGATGCTATTTCAAGTAACCTTGAAGCCTCTAATGGTAGTTTTTGGAAGCAGAGCAATAGCTTTGCGCCTTCTAGTACTAATCAGTGTCCTCGTTATGCGGTGTATCGCTTTCGTGGGTATCAGCAAGAGATCTCTTTTCTTGGTCAAACGAGGAGACTTTTTGATCTTGGCAATAGGATTGAGGATGCTGTTGGTCAGATGTTTACTGATCTCGGTATTCTTGTGGATTCTCAGGTTGAGATGAATATTCATGATCCGGCTCCTGTTCGTGGTTATATCGATTTTATTATCGATTGGGACGGGGAGAAGGTTGTTGAGTGTAAGTCTATTAATGAGGCTGGTTTTGCTTATCGTAAGGCTTATCATAAGCCTAAAGACGAGCATTATCGCCAAATTCAGTTCTATCTTCTGTCTCAGAACCATGATTCAGGCTTCTTGTTTTACTACTGTAAGAACGATTCAGCGATCCTTCCGCTGCTTGTAAAGCGTGATGACAAGTTTATTGAGACAACCATGAATAAGTATGCTAAAATATTTAAAGTCTTTAAGGACGGTAATATTCCAGAAAGGCCCTACAAAAAAGAGTCTCAAAAC